ATCAATTGTACCATCGTTATCCTCCTTATGCAGGTTATTAATATCCTGAAGCAGCGCTTCAAGTGCGCTGAGTCTGCCCCTAGCATACATCAACTGAGATTCGGTTTCAACCCCATAGCAAATATGGTCTTTTGTGGAAGTTATTTCTTTTTTAATAATTAATTTTACTTTATCAGTTGTAAAAGGATCCAACATTATAATTTAAAACTTTGAAGAACATTTAGTTTTTCTTCTGCAGCTGCAATTTTTTCTATAAGTTTATCTATTTCATCTATATGTTGTGGATGTTCTCCAATAGCGACTGGTTTATCTAAATAAATTTGAATGGTAGCATCAGCTTCAGATATTTGTGCATTATATCTATCTTCTAAAGCTTGTATTAGTGCGGATCTTAGACTCATATTGAATCTATATACTAATAAAAAGGATATGCAATACTTTTGATTTTACCTTGGGCTCTAAGTTTTTTTAAATCACCTTTGGTCATTTTTTGTAGTTGAAAAACAGTAAATTCATCTCCTTCATATAGTTCTTCATGAGGATCTTTTTCTTCTATTTTTCTTTTGAATAAATTTTTTATCCAATTCCAAATCATTTTTTACCTCCGTTACGGAATATTTGAGTTCCTTTAATACCATATATAGACGCCACTACAAGGATCCACAAATTTGTGAACCATGACGGGAGCTGCGAGAACATTTCAAAGAATAATTTTACCTTATTCATGGCTTCAGGATCCTCACTTATCACCGACCACGCCAAGACCGCGATGGGCGCTGAGAGAATTATCAAAACCGCCTCGTCCTTCCAGTCCGATTGTCTAGCTTCTAAAAGTTTTCCTTGATATTGCTCTTCACCGCGTGCTTGTTTTTCTGCATGTAGTAATTGAGCTTCTGACATTGCCATTTTTGCTTTTTGTTTATTAGCGTAAATTTTTGAACCAGCAGAAACTGCTAATTTAAGTGCACTGAACCACATTATTTAACTCCTATAAATTTATGACCTTTAATAGATGCACCAACTCCTCTGATACCATCAGGTCTATGAGGACAAGACATTTTATATTTTTTGGTCATGTTGCCTTTGTTCATCTTTACCGGTGGCACTTGTGGATTTGGTCCTCTTAATGGAGGGGGTCCTTTTGAAACTCCACCAGAATTATATGCTCTAAACGGAAAGAAATCTTTTTTGGGTAAAATAAAAGTTGGTTTTTTTACAATAGGAGCAGCAACAACAGGTTTCACATTATTGTCTCCTCCACCACCGCCTGTTGGAATGTTAACAGGTGTTTTTGTTTTTTTAGTTTTACTTCTTAAATATGGAGGGTTAGCATCTAAAAATTTTTTGTAAGCATAACCTGCTCCAGGTAAAATTGTTCCCAATGCCATAGCTGTAAGTTGTGATCTAGTTGACGTAGACGGAGAAATAGTTGTACGCATTGTTTTTCTTTGTGATTGTAAAGTTGCTCTTGCTTGTGGTGTTAAAGTTTGGTTTCCACTAAATTGTGCACTCGGATCTCTTCCTGTTCCTCTTAATCCTCCTGTTGCACCTGTACCTGGAGACATAGCTTGTCCTTTTTTAGTGTCAGCTTGAGCACCTTTAAATGCTTTCAACATTTTTATTTTTCTTTTCACTATTTTTTAGCTCCTTTATTTTTAGTTCGTGCAATATCTAATTTTTCTTCTGCAACTCTAATTCTTTCTGCAGCTTGAGCCTCATTATTTTCTAATTTCATCTTTTCGATATCTAATTGTTCTTCTATTTGATTTTCTTTGAGCTCATAATTCATCATAGACTCTTCAGATTTACGTTGCATGTCCATTGCTCTTAAATCTAATTCTCTTTGTTTCAACATTACGAGTGGATCTTGTTTTTGACCCATAGCTTCTGACTGTGCAAGTTCCATAGTTAATTGTGCAACTCTATTTGCAATCATAGAATCTATTCTTAATTGTGCTGCTTGTGGATCTTGCTGTAACATTGCTTGCATTTCTGGATTATTTTGTATTTCAGCTCCTACTTCTCCTTGAGCAAGAAGAGAAACGTGTTCTGAAATATGAGATTGAAGTGCTGCATAAACTTGTGGATTAATTTGTATCATTCTAGTACCCATGAACGCTCTATGAGCTGCAATATGAGCTTGATGATCTTGTGTAGGAAACGCTTTAAGTGGTTTCATCATTAAAGAATCCATATTTTCTGTTGCAGGATCTTTTGGAACAGGTCTTTCTATAGGTTTTAAGATTTGATCTATATCTTGAGTACCTAATGCTTCATATACTCTTCGATATGCCTCTCTCAAGTTATGCATCATAGGATTTGACATAGCAATCTTTAAATTTTCATTAGCAAGCGTTACTCTTTGTGCCATACTCATGATATTTGGATCAGCAACAGGAATAACATCCACTCTGTCATCAAAATCAGTTTGTTTTACTGCTTGATCTGCACCATATACTGAATATGGATAGATAGGTGGTAGATATGTTGCAAAAACTTTAGATAAAAGTCTAAATTCTCTTCTCATTGAGTAGTAACATCTCTTGTGTATTGCACTCATGACCCTCGAACCACGTTCTAATAGCGAAACAGTGGTACCAACAGCTCTATTTTGTAAATCATTACCTGTATCCATGTTAGTTATAGCTGCAAACTTCTGTCCAGCTTGTACAACAAAGCCCATCAATTGGTATAATGTACCTGAAGGCTCTTTAAATGGTAAAATTTGGAACTGATCCTTAATATTTCCACCTGGTGCATCCACATCTCTAAACTCTCCAGGTTGAAATGGTTGATCATCATCACGAATTCTTATACCTCTCGACTTAAATCCTGCCGGTAAGTTGGATAATGTACCTGCATCTAGTAATTGTCTTAAAGATTGTGTAGCAGTTCTAGATAATCCACCAATCATATGAGTTAAACCAAAGCCATAAAAGCCTAAACCTGGTAAAAATTTGAAATGTACAAAGTATTCTTTACGTTTTTTAGTCTCATCCGCCATTTCATAGTTACGATAGATAGATAAAACTTCACCTGAGCCTTCATCAATTGTAATAATGTAAGGAACCTTGACTTGTTTGTCTGGATTTTGTAATTCAAACTCTTCTAAATTACAATCAACATGCATTTCTAAGATTGAAAAAGAATATTGTTTATCATTTGAAGGTGTCACTCCTTCTAATTCTTGATATTTTTTTTCAATTTCAGTCGGACCCTTAGAAGAAGGTTTCAATTCTACATCTCTGTAAAAACCTGCTTGTTGTTTTTTAAGAATTTCATTTTCTCCCATTTTAATTACATGAGTAATTCTTTCACAATCCATTAAATCTGTAGCATAGTATGGAACAACTAAATCTTCAGCTGGTATAAATTTTGATACAGCTCTTTGCATTACTTCATCATAGTAAACTTTTTTAAATGCAGAACCTGCTAGTGCTAAATAAAATAATAATTGATCAAACTCTGGAGTATATTCTTCCATCTCTTCTGTGATCATATAATTCATAAAATCTTGAACACGTTGTGCTTGATTAATTTTCTGATCATCTTCCATTCCTAGAACTCTTGTTCTTACAGGACCAGATGAAGGAAGTAATTCTTTATAAGCTTGTGCTTGAAATTGTGTTACAGCTTCTGAAAGTAACGGGTGAGTAACTGATGCTGAACCTTTAAAAGGTCTTGTCATCTCAGTATGTTTAATACCTAATAGATCTAAATTATTTGTATAACTTGTTTCCCAATCTTTACGGGAAACTCTATCTTTTTTATAATCGTCAAGCAATTGATTAGACATCCTTTGGAGAACTTCATCAGACATGTCTTCTGCTAAGTTTTTATAAAAGGCTTCTGTCTCTGAAACAGCTTCTTCTATTTTAGTTTGATTCGAACCTTCTTCTTCTAATTCAATATCTACTTCTTGTGTTTCAGGAGTTTCAGTCTCCTCAACAATTGCTTTTTCGATTTCGGCCATTAATACATTTTTGTAGGTTTGGTTCTAGCCATTCCGCCACCACGAGCTTTAACCATGCTTCCCGTTTTCATTTGAGTTTTAGGGCCAAGTACAAACTTGTTCATAAAACTTTTTAAACTGTTTTCTGATTTTCCTCTTTTAGCTTTCATCGCAGATGCATAAGCATCTTTGTTTGCAAAAGTTTTGTCTCCTACTTTGATTTGTCCTGTAGATGTTCTTACAATACTTTTTGGATTTAATTCAGCAACTTTCTTACCACCTTTAAAAACTCCATCAGATGTAGTGAACATCGATTTAACATTTCCAACACCCATGTTTTTACCACTTTTTAAAACTTCACCAGTTTTAGTTACTGCAAGTTTTGGTTTAAATTTATTAGTGTCAGGCATTAAATTTTTCACGACTTTTGCTTTTGGTTTTACAAATGATTTTCTAAACTCAGGTGTTTTACCTACAATTTTAGAAGCACCGCTTGTTGCTGCAGTTTTGCTTCCAAGAAGCCCTAATGCTTTTGCACCCATCAATCCTGCAATTACACCAAGAGCTCTATTTCTTCTTCTTGATTTTTTTGACATGTCTTATCTCCTAATAATATACGTATTTACGTTCTCTATAACTTTCCATCTCATCCTCGTCAGAATAAGTAGTTATAAACGAACCTTGCCGATATCTTAACATAGCTTGTGTGGTGCTGTCCACATAATCGTCATGTTCTCCATGAGGGAACGCTGCACATTCTTCTATTACTTCTTGAGCAAAATGTTCGTCTCTTGGATACCAAACTTGTTGGGATTCAAATATCGGAGCACAGGCGTTGACCCGTGAATGTTTATCCTGGCCTCGTCCTGGTGTGTAATCCATAACTGGAATACCCATTCTTCTAAATTCTTGTAATAAACTTTGACCACTTGCTTTAGCTTCAATGATAACTGTTTCAGGTTGCCAATATTTATATTGTTCCAAAGCAACCATTTTTAATTCTGGAAAATCATATTTACCTTTGATTGCATCAATTAACATAATAGCATCAGGCCCTGATTCGTGGGGCGTGAATATTCCCCATGTAGTGATAGCGGAATAGTCGGCTGTTTCTTTTTTACTAAAAGCCGTATCGTAAGATTGAATAACATGTTTAAGAGCTGGCATGTCTCCTTTCCATGGCTGCCACCATTCACGTTTTAAAATCGCTCCCTCTTCTGAAGTTGGATTTTGCATGTACTGTGCCGACCAGTTTCTAATGGATAGTGACGCTTTAACTTTTTCTAATTCATCAAGTGCCCAATACTCAGGCCACACGGGTCTCGGCTCTCGGTCCTCGTCCAAGATTGCAGGGAAAGAAATTTTTTCCCACTTGTCTGCTTTAGGTTCAGTTTCTGCTTTGATAAGTCTACCAGTCAAATCATCTTGTGCCCATCTTGTCATTACTAAAACAATCGAGCCT